AAGAGGAGAGTTTTTGCGAGCATATGATGATGGGAAAGGCATTGATAAAGGAAGAAATATTGGTACAAGACAGGGAGATACGATTAGAAATATCACTGGTTGCGTAAACGTAGTACATCGTGGAGCAGGAGATAATCCTGTACAAGAAGGAGCTTTATACCGTTCATCATATTTTAATGCAAAAGTAGCAGGTGGAGCTGATGATCTTTGGGGAGCTGTGGTTAATATAGATGCAAGCCGAGTAGTTCCAACTTCTAATGAAAATCGACCACGTAACGTAGCATTATTAGTTTGTATAAAAATTTAAGGATTAAAAATGGCTGACTACCCAATTACAAAACCAGTGTGCCAACTGGATGAAAATAATTATTTTATTGGTATGACAACAGCAGATTTGAATCCGTTAGATAATAATGGATCTTATCTTATTCCTAGATTATGTGTTATTGCTGAAAAGCCTAAAGAAAAGAAGAATTTTATTCCACAGTGGTCAGGTAATGTGTGGAAGTATATTGAAGATCATCGCGGAGAAACCGTTTATAGTAAGAAAAC